GCTCATGAATGTTGTGCTGTAAGCAAAATGCAATACGCTCTTTGCGTTCGTTCAGCGTCTTGGCAAATGCACCTGGCTCAATCACATCACCAACGGAATCAATATTGCCAAACACAGCACCATATCCCTCTATGATAAAATCCTCGCCATCCTCTTTGTATGACTTTATTTCAAAATTCTTAAATTGCAACAGGTCTTTCATAACCAAACTTATTTATGTGTAAAAATAATGTTTTAAAACATATTTTCAAAAGTTAAATTATTTCGTGAAGTTCAGAGCAACGACAGTTAATAATTTCCCCGGCGGGTGCCTGTGGATCACCGACAAATCTAAGGCCATTTGAATGTAGTTCATTTGGCCTTAGTCCGTTTCTGTTTATACTGTCTTGCTCTGCGTCGGCGTGTGATGTTCTTACACCTTCTAAATGCGATGTTGACCAATATTTACGATACTCAAAGCCCGTTGAATCAACAGCATATTGCGCCGCCTGATTACTGGCCTTTATCATTTCAGTTTGTGCGATCACCCGCGCCCGCGCCCAACCATTACCCCGTAAATTCTGACCGACAGCCTTCATTATTCTCCGCTTAATAACTTCCACACCTTGCCCTTGCAATTCTGCGTCGGATAGTATTTCTCGAATAATGCCTTTTATTTTATCTTGGCTTGTTGACGTAATTGTCCGTATGGCTTTGCCCGCTTCACCTCGCAACGTACCTTGTAAATACTGCTGAAAGATTGCCAGATATTCCTCATCTTCGCCCTGCTTATATTTTATGCCCGTCATTGCAGATTTTTGACTAATGGCATTCTTCCGGTACATTAACGATATTGGCGCGAACATGCCGTAGTACTTCATCATAAACGATTCGATAAACTCCGAGCTGATAGTATCAGCCAACGCTTCAAAATGATCGGGATTAAATGCAAAACGCAACTTTTCTCCAAACGACTGATATTGCTTTACCAATGCCGCGTGTGCCATGCGTACACCTCTGCGCTCTAGTATATTGCGCTGGCGTAGTAGCTGAACATTGAACTGTCTTAAATGCTTTGGTATTGGCATGGTGTTAAATTTGTTTCAAAAAGCTCCCTTGTCGAACCAACCTACAAGTTCACGAATGTCAAAATATTTCTTTATTCCTTTTAATATTTCTTTATCTCTCGTCGTTTTTATTTCAAATATGCGACTGCGGTGGTTGTTTTGAAAGGACAGAAAAACTATACCTCCGACCAAAACTCAAAGCCACCAAACATTTCAATAACATCATTTGCAGAAAGTGAAAGTCCAGCAGATTTTTGAACAACACATTGATATACTTTCAGTGAATTTTGATATGTAAGAAATGTTCGGTCATCACTTATCCTTCCTCCGGTAAGACCAATATCCTGTATTTTCATCAGGACATTATCACCTGAAGCACTATATATCCTAACCCCTTTTTCTTCAATTGAAGATTTTACGAGGCCTGTTTGAATAGTTTTTTCGTCAAACTCAGATATTGAAAGGAATCTGAACTTGCCATAATTTGACGCAAATAAACTATGAAGGAACATTCTGTTAAAAGTAATCGCCTCTAATGCTTTTACTTGTCGAGATACTTCCATCTTTATTCTTCCATCTTTTGAAATTTTAACAGAATTAATCTCTTCAAGCACTTCCCGTCCGGTTCCATCAGCCTTGCATGTATTTTGAGCTTGAACATTATTAATAATCTGTATTTCAATTGTGTTAGCTTTGCCACTATATGAAGACTTATTTGTGCCATCCACAAAAACCTTCACCGACTGCTCTGCTGCTGTTGGTGTTCCAGTTGTATTAAATGCGTGATTCCCGCCAGTATTAGGGTCGGTACTTCCGTCGCCGTCGCCATTTTCATCGGCTAAAACTTGATAAGCAGTAAAATGATCTGTTGATGGCGTGAGTAAATTGGTGCTTACGTTTGATATTGTCTTTACGATATTCGAAAAATCAAATAAATTATTGTTTCCAAATCTTGAAAAAGACAGCTTTATTTTTCCGGTTGAATAACTTGAAATAACATCTAATGTCGTCCCATCCCAATTAATTATAAAATTACTATTCAATCCTTCACATCTGCTTCTTGCAATAATTAACCCCGGTATGTTTTCACCCCCATCGGCGCTATTATCCCAAGTCGTATATTGCCAAGGCTTGTATAATTTTCCCTCAACAAGTGAAGCGTAATCAATTAGCAAACTAAATGATTTTGAGCCATAGGAATATTCAACTGGCGTCCATCCATTTGCATTTCTAGCAAACGATTGAATGTTTGTGTCGAGCCAGATTGCCCATGTTGCGCCATCGTCGAATGATTCATAAACAATAATTCGATCTTGATAAGTTGCGTGATTAACACCCATGAAATTCAACTTGTAAATAGCATCCGAATTACACCCTGTTAATTTTATCGGCAAAACAGCCTCATGGAATTCGCGCTGAGTGGTGTCTATAAATACTGCTGAACTGTCTTTTATCTTTACGGTATTGTCATATTCATTTCTGAAAATATCATACCCAATAAGTGACTTTGAATAATCATTTACTACTTTATAACAATGCTTCGCAATTATTAATCCGGGAATATTTTCGCCGCCGTCAGTACTGTTGTCCCATTCGGTATATTGCCAAGGCTTATAAAGTTTCCCGTCAATTAAAGAATCATAATCAATTAATAATTCAACTCTTTTTGTTCCGCTTTCAATTACAAATTCAGTTAATGCGCCGGGTGTTTTTGTTTTAGTAACAATCCCGGAATCTATCCAATTAGACCACGTTAAACCGTTATTAAGTGATTGTCCGATGATAATTCTATCCTTATGCGTTACCTCGTTATTAGCAAAAAACCACAACTTATAAATAGCGCCTTCAGTCCAGCCGTATAAATCTATTTTTTTTATTGATTCATGAAATTCTCTATTTGATGTAAGAATGTAAGTTGTCGATGAATCTTTTATATTTGTCTCAAAATTGTAATTTTTTTCAAATTTTGAAAACAATAAGCTATCCACAAAATACAAATCTGAATCAGCATCTTTAACGTATGAAGCCCCTGTCCAGTGATAATAACCATTCAAAGAAGAAGTTGGGTCATTTGAAACTTTATATGAAACGAGAAGTGCTCCTGTTGCCGGAAGTTCAGCATAAGTTGAATACACCTCTACTCCTGTTGTTTGATTTTCTTCAAGATTAGTAATACCTAGTTCACTTTTTAATGCAGCCTTAGCAGCCGCATCGCTTGATATATTTCTTTTGCTTATCATGCTATTCTAAATCAAATGTTATATAACTTTCTACGCCATCAATATCTACCGTTAAGTAGGTTTCTTCGCTGCTAAAATTTATTGCAAGCGTGTTCAAATAGTTCAACATTGCCCCTATCCGAGTCTGATAACTCCCCCTATAATATGCCTTCCTTAAAGTAGATCTCATTACAATAATGTATGATAGTATGCAACATTTCCTGTAGTAGCCCCGCCGAAGTTAATCCTAACTTTCATTGGCGCGTCACATTCAATGCTTATTAATTTAACCACATCAACTACTAATGAATCAGTAATCGCTACACCAGATTCTTCCATAGCTCCCCACGAAGTTCCACCGTCTAACGACCCCTCAACAGCTATGTCAGTGGTCGCGCTTAAATCGTCAGAAAATAACTGAAAGGTACAGATACCTTTAATTTTTACTACTCCGGCAATTGTTCTAACCGAGCCTAAATCTATTGTTCCATTCTTGTTTGCCATATCTTTAAAATTTATTGTGTTATGCGTAAATAGTAGCGTGTTACTGCACTTTTAAATAATCACTATAATCTTTTCCTTCCTCCAATTCTGGAGGCAAATCAAAATCACTCAAAAACATAGTACCCATCGGCAGTCGTGGTTCATCCATGCGCGGATTATCTACCCGGCTAAAACCTGCTGACTCGAATACGTCATTGAGTGGAATCCCTGCCGCGTTCATCCATTCAATTTTAGACTTCATGCCGTCCTGGAGTTCTTCTATCTCTGAATAGTCCGGCTTATAAAAATATCCTTGATCTTGAAATGGTGTTCCGTAAATTAACGACTCGTTAAATATATTTGCAACGGCGTTCAGATTTGGCATAATGCAGTCAGTCCATGCGGCTTTTCTTGCCGTTCCCATATTATTGTATGTCTTTTGGCCGTATCCGAATAGCTCCGGGGGCATGCCATACTGAGTACATAACGCAACAACACCCTGTTCTGTCAAAGTGCCTAGTGCCAAGTCAGCAATATTTGTACCTAAATCAAGTTTCCCAAATTCCTCTTTAAGTACTAACGGCAACCCACGATTAGAAGATTTGGAGGCCGTCTTAATCTTTTCGCTTATATCATCCTGCTGCTGTGTAGATAGTCTCTGGCTAATACCCTGTTGCGTTCCCGTGGTCTTTTTAAACAGCGCGTATTTCGGCCCCTGGTTTTCTAATTGCTTTAGCTCGGTAGTGTCGGCCTCGTTCAGTTTAGACACCGTCTTATTTGCCGCAACCAAAGGGCTAAGGCCGTGAAGTGTGTTATTGCGATACCAAAGAGGGTCGAATAACTTTGTGTGTAATACTTCGCTTTTCTTAAATTCCTTTTCGTATGTTCCACCTTCAAGTTTAAACCCCCTTATAGGGTCTATTGGTGTTCCTTCGATAATATCCACATCCGATGCCGGAAGTTGACGAAGTTCGGCAGTGCGTCCACGGTTTAATCCAGTTTCAATCTTTGGCGCGTATGTAAACGTCTCCCCACAGATCAAACGATAAATCAATATCTGCGTTACAAAATCATCGTATGTAGTATCTGGATTTACCTTAAACAAAAACTTATTCAGTTCGTGATCTGTTACCTCTACACTTTTACCGTCTGCATTCTTTTGATAAAGTCGCATAGTAGCCTGTTGGCGCATCTTATCTATGCGATCAATTATAGAATATACCGAAATATTACCCTTATACCCGTCACGTAGAAAAACGCCCGAATCTACATCCATTGTATTTACGGTGCCATTCGTAATCCAATATTGATAGACTGCATCGGCGAAAAAACGCTTTATTTTATTCGGAACTAAAAAATCGAATATGGCCATAATATGTTCTATAACATGTTTGCCGAAAGTTAGGAATAAAAAAGAATAAAAAAAAGCCCGACACGATAAAGGCGGCGTGCCGAGCTTGGAACCAATATAGATACCACAAAATGTCTGCGTGATATAAAGTGGAATCGAACCACTAAGTCCGGCTAACGATCCCGAAACTCTTACCTACGAATGTGATCAATCTTCGCTTATATCACGACTTTGCGTCCGATACAGGACTCGAACCTGTTACACTGCCTCACCGACATATAGTCGGGTCTTCGGAACAGTGGCGGCCTTTGCTAATCGGGCGAAAATGGGGCGCGTAGTAAGTGCGCCCCATAAAACAAAAACTAAACCTAAACTATGAAAACTCCCATCCCCTAATAATGTGTTGCAACGGGAGGAATCGAACCTCACTCTACCATAGTCTCACGAATTTAGCTATTCGCTTATTCGGAATCGAACCGAAGTATGCCTGCTAAAGCATGTTCACCTTGAACTCCGTTGCAATGTTAATGAACTATACAAACTTACAAAACTCCCCAAACATACGCAATACCCAAATACATGTTTTATAACATATTTGCGGAAATAAACATTGAATCTGTCGGAATTTCATCCATTTTCTCGGTTATACCCGTTAACGTATCCGGGCCGTCGTCGTGCGTATTGGCTTTAAATGACCTCTTAAATCTCACCACATCATTGTAAAACTCAGGCCAAAGCAAATGCCAATCGTCAGGAAATACAATGCGTTGTTTAACCGTTGCTGCGTTTGATATTATCCGGCTCTCTTTGTTGCCTGACTGGTGGAACCAATTTATCTGAACATTAATTCTACCTTGCACCGGGTTACATATCTCGTTAATCTTACGCGCAAACCCACGGCCACCGTTATTACTCTCAATATCCGAATAGCGCACACGATTTTTAAGCATACCACCTGCCACTAATGGCTCGGTTATTTCCATCGGGGCTGTCGTATAGCGAATATCAACCACATAGGCTAATCCGTCCTCACAAACGTCGTAATCAATACTACACAACTTATCATCGCCCGTATCGGCTGTATCGGTGTAATTCTTGCGAACTATGCCCTGTGGCAGTTTGGTGTAAGTTTTCCACCCCTCAGAGCCATATAACAGTCCTGCCGCGCTCGTTGGGTTGCCTTGATAAAGACACTCGAATTTTATCGGGTCTTTTGCGCGTGACTTCAACAGTTTCTTTTTACTGTGACGTTCAGGCCATAATGGTTCGCCCTCTTTTCGCGGGTCTATTTCTGTTGGTTCGCCTGTTTTTATGGCTTCAAAATTTATCTTGTACCACTTATCCGGGTCAGGATTTTCTAACTGCGCCCATGTGGTTATGATCTCAACGTCCTCATTCTTTTCAATAAAGCCTACTAAGTCGTCTTCATGCCACCTGGTGAATACTATTAACTGTTGGCTATCGTTATGCAGACGGGTATCAGCCACGGAGATATACCAATCCTTGACGTTCTCACGAATAACTGGAGAATTGGCCTCCTTCCAATCCTTATATAAGTCGTCCATTAAAAGAACGTCCACCGGGTCTCCAGTTAACCCACCCTCATAACCAACCATTTTAAGACTGCCATCATGCCCGACAATCTCCATTTCTTCGGCTGTATTAATGTAATTTGAATCACCAGAACCGGCTAACCGCGCCCCAAATACTTCTTGATAGCTTTTTTCGGTCATTAGCTGTTTGGTCTTACGTCCGAACTTACGTGCTTTTGTAGCCGAGTAACAAACAGTTGCTATCTTTAAATCGGGGTCGTGGCCTATCATATCGGCTGGTAGCTGCACGGAGCTGTTCTGACTTTTGCCATGTTGAGGTGGCACAGATATAATAATCTTCTTAATCTTGCCCTTTGCGAACAAATCAAGTATTTTATAATAAGTTTCGTGAAACCAAGTAGATTGAAATTTGACAAACGTGTGCTTGGTAAAGTCTAAAAGATTATCCTTTGCCGCATCTATTGACTGATCATGTACTAATCTTTCTAACTCTAATAGTTCGTCATCGGTTAGATCCGTTTGCATTTAACTTCTGTTTTAATTCCTCAATACGTCTTGCACGTTGCTCTGGTGTTAGTTTGGTTACGTTGTCGATAGTTGCGTCAATTACCTGCTTATCCTGTAGCCCCAAATCCCTTGCAATAATGTTAGGATTCAGGAACCCGGAAGCGGCACCCTCGAACTTCTGGTTGTAAATAATCTGCTCTACGCGCGTTGTGATATCAACAAAATCATTTCTTTGTTTGTATTTTCTCCACCCCTCAACACTTAAATCAATATAATTACAAAGCCCCTGTATAGTAAAAGGGCGCATTTTGCTTATATCAACCTTTTCGTAATAGTCCTTATATTTTACAATTTGTTCTTCCTTTAATGGGTTAGATTGCACCCATTCAAAATACTCATTACAAGCATTTAATAAATCTAAAGGGGTAGGGTATTGTTTATCCCTACCATCCTTCGATCTTAGTTTCCAATATGAATTGCCTTTCGGTGCTGCCATAACACAAATATAGTAAAATTTTTCTACATACTCCCAAACACATCAGCAGCCTCTTTGCCAATACCGTCACGAAGATCAGCTTTAGTGGCTTTCCAACTCTGTATGCGTTTCTCTTTTTTCTTCTCATCGAGAGCGTGGTAATACTTCTCAAGTTCTTGCTTCTTTTCTTTAGCATCCCGGTAAGCCTTGGCTGCATCCTTTTCTCCCTGTTCTGTGTACGGGAATGTACCAAGGGGACGAACCTTGCCATATATGCGCATTTGCGCTCTCCAACAGTTGTGCGTTCTGTCATACGACACTCCTTTAAACTGTGAAGATTTGCCCCTGGTTCTATTCCCGCGCGGGATCAATAACTTTAGTTCTGCAATCTCTGCTTTCATCTTCTGATTCAATTCAAAAAGTAGTTGAATTTGCTCATCTTTTGTCATATCGTTAATTTATTAAGTTATGAATAAAGAAAGATGGAATTCTATAAATAATAGTCCCGTCTCCCCCTGTAATTACAAAAAAATTATTACTATCTATTGGATATATTTCAGTACGCTGAAAATGAATATCGTTTATCATTGCTCTATACTTGATAAAGAACCCCTTTTCTGTTTGTTCAAACTCCTTTAAAAATAACAAGTCACCATCCCTATTTATTGGGACTGATTGAATTTTTTTTGTCATAATAAGATAACTTTTAGTTTATACCCACAAACATACGACAAATAAACGGGTTTACCAAGGCTTATAGTTGTTTAATGTGTACTAAATTTAATTTCACCAATGTAATTAACTGAAAATCAATATACAATACATATAAGTTAAACAAAACCAAAAAATTCCTACCTTGCTGTATTAGTATAAGGGTGTCTATATAGTACTATGTATTACCTTTATAACTTATATTTATTAATTTATTATATTTTGTATAATAGTTAAAAAAAAGATATATAAATATATAATAATCAAATAGTTAGAATGGTGAAACAAGTGGTGAAACTCATTTTAACTATCCTAAACATTAATGGGGTTTGTCCTATTTTGGGAAAGTGTCCTGGAATGGGAATAGTTCGGCTATAACTGAATAACATGTTTTTCAGCACATTTTGTATTTTGTGTTTGAATTTTTTGTATGTTTACCAGACGTATTTACAACAACATTGTATGAAAAACAAAAACGGCAAGCCAAGAAAAAAGCCAGACTTATCCGGGTTTAAAATATTTGTAGATGGTAAGTTTAATTTGAAACGACCACCAAAAGACTATAATTACTTATATGGCAAGTGTATTGCTGATACTAAATTTTCGGCGGTTTATGATCCGACTGTTAGTGTTGGCCAATTGCCTAACGTAGATGAGTAAGCTCGATATAAACACCATTTAATATTATTTTCATATATTTACGCAAACAACACCCGCAGAGCTTAAGTTCATATCGTGGGGCAAAATCATAATAATGGTAAAACTTGAAAAGAAAAATGATGCCTATACAGTGAGGATGCAGTATAGCGCAGGGTTTGAACAATGGTTTTTATTGATGTCAGATGAACACTATGACAGTAAACATTGCGACAGAAAACTACTCACGAAGCACCACGAGCAAGCAATTGAACGCGGGGCCGGTATATTTAAGTTTGGTGATATTTTCGACTGTATGGGCGGCAAATACGACAAACGATCCAATAAAGCCGATTTACGACCGGAATATCAGACATCCGATTACTTTAATGCAATTGTAAAAGATGCTGCCGAATATTACGGAAAGTATAAAGATAACCTATTGCTAATTACAGAAGGCAATCACGAATTAAGCATACAGCAAAGGCACGAAATAAACCTGTTGAGCGACCTGACAGAGCGCATAGGCGTTGAACATGGTAAATACTCAGGCTTTATAAAATTTATGTTCGAGCGTAAAGGTGCGCCAGGTCATGGAACAAAGAGTTTTAACATGTACTACAACCACGGCTCAGGCGGCAATTCACCCGTAACTCGTGGCGCAATTAAAACTAACCGCCGACAGCATGATATTGAGGCAGACTTCTATGTGTCGGGCCACATTCACACATCAATGGAAATGCCACGCCCACGGGTAAAACTAAACGATCAGTGTAACGTCGAATTATATGAGCCTGAACACATCTTATTAGGCACCTATAAAAACGATTTCCTTTCTGGCGGATGGGCAGATATGAAGGAATTTTCTGCACCGAATTTAGGTGGGTATTGGTTGCGGTTTTATTATAAGAATATGAAAATACATTTTGATATTATGCGGGCTAAGGCGTAGCCGTCCGCGTTAGTATGTTGTACAACATATTGTGTATGCCAGAACTAATGAGTAAATTAGCATCATGGAAAAGCAGAAGGTAATACAATATTTCACCGATAAACTTGCTGACTACCCCACCGAAGAGTTTGGGTTCCAATACGAGCATGGTGACACATTTATAACTCTATTCGGATTTATTGACCGTAAGCGGCGGTTATCACAAGTTCAGTTAGCTGTTTACGAGTGTGGCGTAGAGGTGACAAGTAATGATGATTATGAATTGGTTTATGAGATAATTGAAAAACTTAAGTAACGGCCCTTGTTGGCATAAAAATTAACATGATGAAAAAATACGAATTAAGAACAGGGATGCAAATTGAAACGGAACGCGGAGAAAAAAGATACGTTCTATTAGGTACTGAAAATGGTGACATAACAACGTCAAACAGCACAACTACCGTTCATGGATTTGAAAGACTGTATAATACATGGGAGTTAAATAATTGGAACGATGATTTGACACATATTACAAAGGCTCACATGATTGGGGATATTATAAAGGTTTATGGCTTTTGGGGCAATCTAATTTGGGAGCGCAAAGAAATACCAAAATACACAAAGGAAGAATTATTTAAGATTGTTGGACACAAATTTGAACTAAAAAATTAAGAACATGATGAAAGAATTAGATTTAAAGCTTTTAAGTAGTCCAGACTATCACGAAAAGTTGGGCATTTACCCAAGGTGGCGCGTGGGTGACAAGTTGGGGAATACAGGTATGAACGAGATATATCCGTATTACACCGATTCACAGTGCGAACAAATTTTGGACGACGTTTTAGGTGTTGACGGTTGGGGCGTAGAAGCTCGCGAGGTTTGCGGTATGCTTTTTATGTCAATACAAATTATTACAGGCAATGGCATTATAGAAAAAGCCGACGCCGGAGGTGCAAGGCAGTCACGTAAAAAATCAATTACAGATGTTGACAAAGCCACATTCGAAGCCAAAACAGCCGCAACATCGGCCTTCGTCCGCGCCTGTTCGCGCTTAGGTATTGGCCGCCACTTAAACGACCTTCCAAAAGTGAGGTTAAAAGTTGACGGTTATGTAGCAATCGGAAGCAAAGGTGAACGCCTTGCAACACCAGAAGAACTATCAGCCTACTGTAATAAAATGAGTCCTGCCCTACTGCACTTAATTAGTGCATATAATATGTGCAAATCTACCTTTGACGGGAACGAACGTGCGCAGAAGATGTTTAGTGATTTACGTGAAATTATTGAAACTGTGCGCCATGGGAACTAAAGTGACGAACCCATTTGCCGACCTACCCGAAATTACAGGCGAGTCTCAGGTATGGCGAAAAGAAAATGACGAATTAAAACAGCAGTCTAAAGAGTGGTTTTTACATCGATGGGATAAGTTTACGGGGTCTGAAATACCAAACCTAATGAAACGCGGACGCGGCAAAGGACAAGATTGGGGCGAAACCGCAAAAGCCGTAATCCTAAAAAAAGTAGCATACTCGCAAATGACCGACGAAGGCCGCGAAATGCAAGCCGAGATAGAAATGTCTGCTGACTTTAAGCAGACGCGGTGGGGGAATACTTATGAGCCGGAAGCGCGGGTTAAGTATGCGGATAAAACGGGCTATCTTGTTCAAGAAATTGGGTTTATGGTGAATCCAATGTGCAAGTATAATGGTGGGAGCTTTGATGGGGAAGTGATGCAGTCTAAGTGCGACTTCAAGCAGATAGGAGAGTCTGACGGGTACAAAGAATACGTTCCTGAGAACAAAAGACATGAGCGCGCCGGTATCATCGAAATAAAATGTCCATACGATCCAATAAAGCACAGCAAAAACGCAAGCTTAAAAATTGACGGACTCGACCAATCGCATGAATACTACGCCCAAATCCAAAACAACATAAACGTTGCCGGAGTAGATTGGTGTGATTTTATAAGCTACGATCCACGACGCAAACCTGAACATCAGTTGGTAGTTATTCGTGTAGTGCGTGACGACTTTTTTATCGAAGGCATGATGGATCGGATTCACAAGGCCGAGCGAATTAAAAACGGTGTTTTGGCTGGAAAAAGTATTGATGAGATGTGTCGGGAGGTGGAAAATGCAGATTAATATGGATTGCATAGAGCACTGCATTTTAGGCAGTAAAAACGAACGTCTAACGCTGATACTAAAGAACGGCGACAAAATAGTTGTGTTGGGGAAAAAGACTGTCGTTGAGGTGTTTTATTTGATTAATGGGAGAAGTTAATAATAACGCCCTTGCGGGCAATAACGCAGCACCCAGGCGGCGCGTGTACGGACGGACTGGGGAAAATTATGAGCAACATTTCATCGCGCATAAATTTAGCGCAATTACAACACGTAGTAGAGAAACGCAAAACAAAGTCGGGTGAACAAATTGACGTAATTACCTTACCGATAAAAAACAACAACTTATTTTTGTCCGATAAGGGTAATGTATTTCTTGATTTAATCGCATTCGAGGTGGCACCCGAAAAACGAAAAACGGAAGATACGCATTTGGTAAAGCAGTCATTGGACAAGAAAGCCTCTGACGCTATGACCGATCAAGAAAAACGTGATATGCCGATTCTCGGCAATATGAAAGTTTGGGGGCATGCGGAAGCAACGCCACAACAGGCAACGGATATGCCTGAGCCAGACGGGGATCTGCCATTTTAATACTAACCGGGCGGCTACGGTCGCCCTTTTTTTAACACAGGAGGTAACATGTTATTCACAGAAAAAGAAATGAAAGCCTTTAAGCTATTTAAAGGCGATTTAAGCGAGTTTAAAAAGTCGATAAAGGAATTAAATGAGCACGATAAGATAATTCGCATAGTGTGCGCTGAGCTATCAATACCGGAGGAAAACTTACAAAAGGAAACCCGTAAACGCAAATATGCTTTTTCCCGCCAGATTGTACATTGGGCATTAACTTATTATTCGTTTATATCGTTTACAAAAATTGGTAAAGACGTAGGCAATAAAGATCATGCAACGGTTTTGCACTCGTATAAAACTATTGATGATTTAATAGATACGAATAAACCTATCCGGGAGTTAATAGAAGCACTAGAAAAACGGTTTAATGAGGATGGTATTTTGCGGAAGTTTGATAGGGGTGAGAAACGATATTCTAGGTGGTAGGTTATTCCCGAGAAAATTACTATATTTACACGGGCTTAGTCAGGAGTAGCTACCTGATGAAAGCGGTAAGCAGTTAGCCGCCGCCCTACTTTTTAACTGCATCATTTAACTGCAAATAATATGCAAGAAATTTGGAAAGATGTTAACGGGTACGAAGGACTGTATCAGGTGTCTAATTTGGGTAGGGTTGAGAGCCTTCAAAGAGATGTAAATTTAATATTAAAACCTAGACTTAGGCGCGATGGTTATTTAATTGTTTCATTATCTAAAAACGGAAAAGTAAAAAGCAAACCAATACATAGATTGGTAGCAACAGCATTTATTCCTAATCCTGATAATAAAAAAACAGTTAATCACAAAGACGGCAATAAATTAAACAACCACGTTACAAATTTAGAATGGAATACATCTAGTGAAAACAATAAACACGCATATAATATTGGTATAAAAATTGGATCAATGACTGGTAAATTTGGTAATGAACACAATAGAAGCACTAAAATAAATCAATATAACAAAATAGGAGTATTTATTAATTCCTTTGGGTCATCACATGAGATAAAAAGAAAATTAAATATTAACCCATCTCATGTAATTTCGGTTTGTAAAGGTAAACGAAAAACAGCAGGTGGCTTTATTTGGAAATATGCGGAGGAAAATAAATGATAAAACTATACGACTACCAAGAAAAAATAATTAACGAAATAAAAGCACAAATGAGAGCCGGGAAACGACGTCTGTTAATTCAGAGTCCAACCGGCTCGGGCTGAGCAAAACCGTTATTTTTTCTCATATAGTTTCAGAAATGAAGCAAAATAATAAACGCGCTCTAATAATATCAGATAGAGTAGAATTACTTTTTGAAACAGGGAGTACATTAGAGGAATTCAGTCTAAAACCATATTATATACAGGCTGGTCATATTTGTGAGCCGCCGAAAACTTATCAAGTATATGTTGGCATGTCGCAAACATTGAAGCGACGTATAGGTAAGTGGCGCAACTTCTGGACGTGGTTTGACGTAGTTGTGGTAGATGAATGTCACAAACAAGAATTTAACGACTTTTTTAAACATGAGCCGTTCCCTAAAAAAACCTACATTCTAGGCTTTTCAGCAACACCACTACGAACAGGCAAAATGCGCCAACTAGGCGACGACTATGAGGTAATGATTTCCGGCCTACAAGTCCCCGAACTAATCAAACGCAAAAGATTAGTGCGTGACATTTACTACGGTTCAGAAAACGCGCCAAGCATGCAAGGTGTAAAGATAAACACCAAGGGCGACTACCAAGAGGGGCAAATGTATGAGCGGTTTAATAAGCGTGAATTATACGCTGGTGTTGTTGATAATTGGCGAAAACTTACACCCGATACAGTTACACTTGTTTTTTGTGTAAACATTCAGCACGTAGTTGAAACGTGTAAAGAATTTAACCGGGCAGGAATACCTGCAAAATTTATAACATCACCCGTAGCACTACCACAAAAACCTGTAAACGGTACGGACGCGCAGATGGTTAAGTATGATATTAAAAAAGTTGAGTATGATAATTGGCATGAGGCTTTTCAGAAGTATTCGGGTGATAGGGGCGCGGTGCTAAAAGCGTGGAAACGAAATGACTTCTATGTATTAATTAACGCCGGAATACTTACAACAGGGTTTAAC